GGATTAGCAAGCAGAGGAGCAAAACCTAATGTCTGCACCAGAAAAATATCAAAAGATGTTTGGGGCTGAACGGGCCAACAAGATTTATAAACGTGGCCTGGGGGCGTACTATTCATCAGGCAGCAAGGCCGGTATGTCGGCACATGGCTGGGCCGTGGCTAGGCTCAAGGCTCATGCAAAAGGAAAGGCCACCGTAAAAAAAGCCGACGGTGACCTATTTAGAAAGAAGGGCTAGAGGATAGTTATTGCTCTGGCCTGGCCGGGTTCTATCTTTATCCAGCCGCGTGATTCCAGCGTATGAAGATTATAATGCACCGAGCTGGTGCCGCTGCGCTCCTTCATTAGCTGTTGACCTTCAACCCTGCCCTGACAAATTTCCCGGACACTTGGGAAGATACCATTTGCTTTGTGATACAGCCTAAGAAAGTCATAGATTTCTTTCTGTCGTTTCGTAAGACCAGCCTTATCCATGACCCGCCTCCTTCTCTTCGATGCCCAACTGGGCGTTGTACTTGTTGCGCTTCAGCTTCAGCTCATCACGCAGCTCTGCATCCAGCCCCTCAATGGTTTCAAGGTTTAGATGCTCCAGCTCTTTGAGCTTGGTCCGGCGTTCAGCGTGCGGCAAACCGTCAAACTGTCTCATGGAAAGCATCAGCTCCCCGTATCTGGTAGCCCAAGCCTCCGGCATCTGGAACTCTTCAACCTTATCGCCGGGCAGTTTGAGGACTAACACCGGGTTAGGCACTACATCATCAATCGCCGCAGGATCATCACTGACGGCCTCTAGCATTGCTGGGGGTGTGTCAGACGTAGAAGGTATGTCTTGTCCTTGTACGGTCTTCATATGCCGATCCTCAGGCTGCTTTGGATAATCCATTGCCTCTTCGGTTGTGATCATGCCCTTGATTGCGTCTGGAAAACTATCGCGCAGGGCAAAGCCCCTCGCCCGTAAGGCCAGCATCCGCTTAGGATAAGCCTTCCAAGGCCCAGCCTTGTTAAGCAGCCCCGCTTTTAGTGCATCATCCCGTGAAAATTTTGAGCTGATGGTTTCAATCTCACCGTTTTCCAACGCACGTTTAATTGTGCAAATGGCTGTCTCGCCGTCAATCTGTTCGGTCATGCCACGCCATGCTGGGTGTTTCTTACACAGTGCAAGCAGTGCATCACCCCAAACAGTAGGCTTGCCGGATATCACGGCTATGTTTTGCAGGGCTTGCATGGGAGCCAGCCCCACCTCGTAGCCCATCTGAATGGCAACCAGTATATCTTCTGGCTTGCCGCGATAGGCTTGCGGCACCATCTGCGACTTTGACATGGCAGTAGAAAACTCCATAGCCTCCATCATATTTGTTGGCTCAAGTACTGTAACCTTACTCATCATCGATCCCCTTTACACTGAACGACAGTGATTCATATGTTTCGCCTGTCTCAACTTGCTTGCGTTTCTTTTTCACAACGGTCTGAGACTTGATCTCAAAGCCCGGTAACCTGGCGTGTTCAACGCCGAGGCGATCCAACACAATGACGATTGCGTCTTTGACTTCTGCTTTTACTCTCTTGCACTGGCTTTCTTCAGCCGCCATTTTTAAATAGTCGGCACAAAGCTGTTGCAAATCTTGGTTGGTTTTGATCAAAATGTCGGTGATATCAATCGTCTCACCGGTTGTCTCTTCAAGAACAGGATAATCCTCACCGCTCTCAATCAAATCCCAAAACTCTTGATAGCTGGCTAGCATCTGATCAACGAGTTCCTGATCATGCGGCACCGGGTAAAAATGCAGCTTCATGGCTTGATCAATGCAAGCAATGATGCCCCACTCAATCCCAGAACACATCATTTGATGCTGTACTTGGATGATCCATTCCCGGTGCGGTCTGCCTTGGTGTTGCGAATCAGATTTGATTTCACATATCCCGGTGCCACTAAAGGTGTACTCATCACCGCCAAACGCGAGGGTCAGGGGTTGTTCAAGCTCAATGATCCGGTCAATGCTTGACGCAATCTTAAGTGATTTGTCTTGGAACGGCTCCTTCGGCTCCCACATTTTGACCTTGCCATTGGTCATAATCTCCAGCTCTTCTTGTGCCCAGTTGGCAGTGGCCGGTTCAAAATGATTGCCCCGGCGTTTGGCTTTGAGGTTGTGGCGCGACGGTAGTTGCTCTACCCCGGCTAGTGCAGCTCTGAATATGTCGAGCTTTGCTTGCGCGGTATCGCCGTATTTATTTTTTCCAAGAACGATGACGGGCGCGGTTGAGCTGCCAATCTCTTGGCCGTCTACTGTAAGTTTTGGCATGACTACACCCCGACGTTGGCGTAGTAGCAGACATCATCAAGGGCACAAAGGAACCAAATTGCTGCCCAGAGATAGATGATGGTAAGACAACATCCGATGGCGATTGCGGTGATCTTCAGCCCTTTTCTGATCAGGCTGTACAGACTAGGCTGTAAAACAGATGTTTCTGGGAGAATATACATTATGCGACATTTAGACATAGACCACTCCTATCGTTATATATTTTTTTGTAGTACCCCTAGACGCCAATCAGCAAACCCTAAACGTACCTATCTGGACTTGTGCGGCTCTTTTAGATCATCCCTGCTTTGCAGTTGTGCGTGGCCTCTTGTATCCATAAGACCATTCTGACCATAGATTAACCCTTCGTTAACCGAGCAACTCTGGCGTGGATCGCATGGACTAACAATTGCTAGTCTTTTGTTCGCATACATAATCGAACCTTGTGCATATGTACATTTGTCAACATTGCGTAAACTGTTTGAACCTTTAAGCCGTTTTAATTCTAATACAAGTTCATCGAAGATTTCGATGGCCTGGTCTAGATGATCAATGTGCCACATCTGGACATCCATACGACGCTTGTATGTCATTAGCCCACGACGCATTGCATCGACAGTGGGGTTCAATCTTAGTTTTTGCTTCCGTGACAACCGTTCCATGTTCCTACTCCATTACCTACACATTACTGGTTTGTTTCGCATTTGTTAATGTGTCTTGGGTTTACAGTCCAAAAATGTCCAGAAAGTTGCTATAAAGTCCTCCGATTTTAACAACGTCACTTTCCCCTAAGACTGAAAGATAATGCCTTAAATAATCATGGTAGCGCTCCAAAACATAATCTGTGGCTTGATATTTTGTTGGTCCTGTTTTTTCAACCCACCCTTCTGCAAGCGCATCCTGGACAATCCGGTGAACCGCCGTCCGGCTGGCTTGCATCTCGGTTGATAGTGCCGAAATTGTGTAACCTTGGTTGTCAATTCTTGCGATGGTCATAATATTCATAAAGTTCCATCGGTGGTGTGAGCTGGTTGACCAACGCGACAGCTTTGTTGCGGTCAGGCCATAGTGCAGAGCTGAGATTTTTACTTCGTAATCAGCCAAAGCTCGGATGTATTCTGTTGCTAGCCTATGCCTTGTGGTTTCAAAAGACGCGCTTTTACTGTGAATTACTTTTTTCACATCATCCATTTACTTGTCCTCCATCCGCTTGATGTAGTTGTTGACCGTTGAGGCGTGCCACAAAGTTCTTTTGATGGCATCAGGTTTGCGCTGCGCTGCCGGGGATGGCACACCCAACAGATTGAGGTGCCGCGCAATCGCTCGTAGTGATTCGCCGTCAGCCAGCATTTTTTGGATTGTCGGCCAGACAGTCGCAGCTCTCTTGTCAGCGTTGCGCTTGACGGTGGCGTTGCCCTTCTCTTGAGCTGCATCAAACCTATCATGCACCCCGAGCCTAGTGATGGTCTTGCCCTCCTTGGTGACATAGTGCCCCTTCTCTTCGATCTCAGATTGTATCCGCGCCAGGCTGGCCTTGGTACGTTGCCGGATTTTTTCGCGCTCATGCTGATCAAAGAGTGCCCGAAACCCGATTGTGGTTTCATCCAATGTCGGATCATCAATCACCATCATCTTGATATTTTGTGATTTAATCTCCTGATCGAAGAAGCGCAGGGCTTCCCATTGCTTACGAGCCAGACGGCTCAAAGAATAAATGATCAGGGTTGCCCCCTGTTTGCGGCAATAACTCAAGCAGTCTTGCAAGACCTCGCGGTTGTGCCAGTCCTCGCCGGATGACACCCCCTCTTCTCTGAACCATTTGACCTGATGGTCACCGCCATTGAGCCAAGCTTTGATGCTATGCTCTTGCGTCGCAACATCTTGGCTGTCGGTAGACACACGCACATAGGCGGCAAATTTGCCGGTATGCGGTTGCCCAAAGTCTTCGCGCTGTAATGCTGTCATGTTGATCTCCCCATCAATTCATTTAACGATATAACAATGTCAGGACAGCCTTGTGCCACCCATTCCTTGTGACGCTTATATGCAGCAATCTGGGCTGGTGTTGCTGGCTTCCACTCAACATCACCAGCATCATTGCTGTAG